GTTGGCACTACCCGATGCAAGGTGTCATTGCGACACGGTTGTGTATACCGCTACTCTGCCACGTGCAGGCCGTTTGAAATTACAGCCTATGAAGGCACGCTTGAAACCGGCCCTGGAGACTGCGGATATCCCGTCAAGATCCATGAGGGCCATAAGGCCAACAAGATTCTCGGACTTCATGTTGCAGGCAATGCCAACAAGAACCAAGGCTTTTGCACGTTCTGTTCTCCAGTGACTAAAGAGGCATTGCGAGCGTTCGAAGAACGTCTGAAAGGTCTCGGCGAAGAGAAAGCAGTCGATGATGAAATGATTGCCGAAGCGCCGAAGCGATGTCGATTCATGGGATGTGACAACCTGCGCCAACCTGGTGTGGACATTTGTCTGTCATGCTGCAAACTCGGCCTCATGCCGTGTTTGTACAAGAAGTGCTACAAAGTGTGTCGCTCGCAGAAAGAAGTTGTCAAGTGTGTACTGACTCATCCGGAGTTCATGTCAGCCGAGAGTGGCCTCATGTTGCAGTTGCCCGAAGAGAAACCAATCATGGACTCAGAAACCGTTGAGGAAGAGGAGGAAGACCCTGGTATTACAACGAAGGCCACAGACAAGAGAACGTTTCCCGACCTTGAAGGTCCGAATCTGAAGAGATGGAGACGGCTGCCGACTGATGAAATGCTGTTCATGCCCATGAAGACGAAGTATAAACCAACGGTCATACAAGAAGACATGCCATACGAGGTACAGAAAATACCACCTAACCTGAATGTGAAGGCAATTTACAAGGGTGTCATGTCCACCTTGGCCGTTCAACACCAACCGGCCGACAACATGTTGCTCGATGAAATTGAAGAAGTGATGTTGCTGAATTTAAAGCAGAAGCTGTTCAAGCACGACTACAACCGTCGATGGACAATGAAGGAAGCTTGTGCTGGTATACCCGGCTTGTTGTGTGGCATCAATCTGAGCACATCACCAGGCTGGCCCTACATGCTGTCGTCGAAGAAACCCGGAAAGCAGGACTTCATCTGGTACGAAGGAGATCAAATCAAATGGTCCGAAACGCTCGAATACGATGTGAATCTGTTCATGGAGAAGTTGGCTAACGGAAAAGCTCCGAAGGCCAGATTCATCGGATACCTGAAGGATGAACTGCGCAAACCCGAGAAGGTGGCTAACGACGACTACCGAATCACTTACTGTGGTGATGTTGTATCGACTGTTGCATTCCGACGTTTGTTCGGTTCACTGCTGGTGAGCTTCAATAACTCAGGCGGTCGCATACCCGCTAGCATCGGATTGAACCAGTACAGCCATGACATGACCCTGATCTATCAATATCTGGCCGCTCTTGGAGCTACACGGTTTGTTGCTGGTGATTACAAGGGATTTGACAAACACTTCCATCCGCAGTTTCAGAAACGTGCGTATGAGATGCTGTACCAGATTCTGATTGACGGTCATGAAGACCCACCGACTCGCGTGGAGTGGGATTCGTTCGTGCGTCACCAGACTGAAGGTTGTGCTCAAATCGGACCGTATGAATTCGAAACCCATGCCAACCACATGTCTGGTTGCTTTTTCACGACTATCATCAACTGTCTGGTGAACGAGATGTATATTCGG